AGAAAGCAAAAAGAATCGTAAAGGATGGTGGCAGGTTTATGGGTTAGGACAATTAGGAGAAGTAGAAGGAAAGATTTATAGAGACTGGCAGATAATAGACGAAATACCCCACGAAGCTAGACTGGAACGAAGAGGACTAGATTTCGGATATTCTAACGACCCAACTGCAATAGGAGCAATTTACAGATATAATGGAGGATTTGTTTTGGATGAGGAAACATATCAAAAAGGGTTAAGCAACAAACAGATAGCTGATATTATCAAGAACCTAGACCAACCTCAGACAATGATAATAGCTGATAGCGCTGAACCTAAGAGTATAGATGAGATTAAAGGATATGGAATAAATATCTATCCGACAGTTAAAGGTCAAGGTTCGGTAAATCAAGGAATACAGTTCGTTCAAGACCAACGAATTTGGATAACAAAACGGAGTGTTAATGGGATTAAAGAATATAGAAACTATTTGTGGATTATCGACAAAGAAGGAAAGATAACCAATGAACCGGAAGATGGATTTAATCACTTTATGGATGCAATAAGATATGGATTAGACAGCTATAGACCAAAGAAGGAAAGGATAAGAAGAGAACGTTCACGAACACAAAACCCATATAATTTAAGAATGACAGCATACTAATATGAATTTTTTCATAAAAGAATTTAAACAAGGAGAGCGTAATGCAATTAATGAATTATGGACAGACAGTCTTTATCACAATGGACATCTTTGGGCTAAGAATAAAGTCGGTGGAAGAGAATATAATGAAGAAGTATTGAGAGAACACGAATTAACTTATAAGTTTATATTTATTAAACAGCCATATAAGTTGATTAGAACAATTATTGTATTATCAAAATCAATAGCATATTTAATGGGTAGAATATGGAATAAAATATTATATTTTAATAAAAACGGAATATTCTTATTGACTATAAAACTAAAAAAATATGCTAAAAAAATTAGGCAAAGATAAAAAACAAATACAGTCTTGGACTATCTACCTATGGAGGAATGGAGATGTCTATGAAGGTGCTGCTCCTGTAGTTACTAAAGACGGAATTAAAGAGATTTATTGTCAAGGATGGGAGATTGAAAAGGTGCCTGACGCCAGACTTAATGAAGATAGACACCAAGAATGGAGAGCCAAGATAAATGTAAAAAACCTTTTAAACAATACATTAAATGTTATTAACTGGTATGGAAAGAAAGTGTTGGACTCAAAAGGCGAGATAGATACTGAAAAACTAAGAATGATAGAAGCTCAGACAGCTATGCAAGCGATTAAACAGAATGTAGATATGGAAGACTTATATAAAATATTAAAGTTTCCAACCAAGGTTATAACTGTTCAGGAAGCTCAAGAATATGGATTTAAAGGAAGCTTGATACAAAATAAATATCTTAATAAGAATGCAAAATAATGGAAAGATATAATCCTTCAGATAAGGAAAAACAATCAATCAAGGAAGTCTACGATGACCTTGAATATATGCGGAAGCTTCGCAATCAGAAGTGGAAGTATTTTAACGACAGGACATTAAAAGATTTAATAGACGATGCTCAACTAAGACTTAATGGTTATGTTCCTACTAGAGAAAGCCAAGGAAAAGAACCTTGGCAGTCAAATGTGTTCCATCCAGTCACCAAGAACAAGTTTAAAGCTCTTTTAGCGGCAGTGGCACTAGATATTCCTCAAACCAAGATAGTCGCTCAAAATGAGAGGTTGGGAAGAGATGCGACCAGAGCTGACATAATGAAACACTTGGTTAAGTTTAGTTATGACCAAGACAACAAAGAAGAGCAGATTTTCTTTGAGGCTTGGGAAGCACTGGAAAAGGGGACAGTTATTGTTTACGATGGTTATTTAAAGGCTAAAGCTAAGCGAAAGATAATAAAGTCTTTCAACCCTACCACAGGAGAGATTGAAACAGAGGAAGAAGAAGTTGAAACCGATAATGGATGCATAAACTTCATTGTTCCCCTAATGAATCTTTATATAAAGGACTGGACTATTTTCGACATCCAAAAGCAACCATCACTTTGCTGGGTTGAGAGAATGGATGTTGATTCATTTCAAATAGGGTTTGGAAAGTATTCTAAAGCTAAATATGTTAAGATTTCCAATCAACTAACCGATAAAAACGAACAAGACGTATTCTTTAAAGAGTTCTGGCAAGAAAGAGATAAGGAGGAAGAACCAATAGAGGTCATTAGATACTTTAATAAAGGAAAGGATGAATTTAAAATAATTGCTAACGGAGTTCTTTTGTTTGAATCTCCTCTTATTTTGGGTAAGAAAAAGAAATGGTATCCATTTGCTAAGACTGTTCCAGAGCCATTTGCATCTGATTTCTTCTATGGTAATCCGCTTCCGAACTCTTTGATGGGGGAACAGGATGTTATCAACACTCTCTATAATATGTCTCTTGATAAGACATATAAGTCAATGGTTCCAAGTTTATTGATTGGAAATACAAACAAAGATGACTTTGACCTAGAAGACCAAAATACTACAGTTGATACAAAGATATATGTCCAAGACATCACTCAAGTAAAAGAAATGCCAGTCTCAGGAGTAAGTCAAAGTGATGTGAAGATGATTGAAATGATTAGCAGAGGACTAGACCTTTCAAGTGTTGATTCTAACCAACAAGGTGTAGCAGGAAGAGGAGTAACCGCCAGAGAAGTTGTTATTGCTAATGAGAACGCCAAGAAGCTCAAGGGTATCCTGTATATGTTCTTAACAAGTCTTTGGATTCAGAAAATGAAGTTAAGAATTATGAATATACTCACATATTATACACAGGCTAAAGCTGAAAAAGTATTAGGAGAAAATGGAAAAGAGAATATAATTGATAAGTATAAATCATTCACAGTTGATAATGCGGAACTTTCAGATGGAAGCAAAGGAACGCTGGGAATTAAGATGGTTGGAAGCGAAAAACAACTGCCTAATCAGAACCAAGTTGACATCGAAGAACAATCCCAAAAGATGCAAAGCGGTGAAAAGTATGAGTTAGTCTATATTACATCTGATTACCTAGATGATTGGATTTATGACTTAAAAGTTGTGAGCGATTCAATTTATCAGAAAGAATCTGGTATTACTCAGTTAAAGATGGAAGAAAAGATGAGGGTTATGGGAGTTTACATCCCTGAAATTCTAATGGCTAACAAAGAAAAACTAGCCAAAGATACTCTAATAGCTTATGAGGATGACCCAGATGAATATGAATTAGCTCCTAAACAATCACAACCAGGAACAGAAGGTCAAGAACCAGCAATGCCAGGACAAGAACAAGCAACAGCAGGTCAACAAGGCATGCAACCACTACCGCCATTATAAATTTTAATAAAAATCTATGAATAAAGAAATAGACACTAAAAAAAGAAAAGAAATAGGGCATAATAAACCGTTTACTGTGTTTGTTGATAAATATAATGATACCAGCAAAGATGATAAAAAATTTAAAAGTATCGCTTTTGGAACATATATATTTGAAGATGGAACAGAAGAAAATATCGGTTTGTTAAGTTATGCAGACGAGCCATTGTATGCCATAGGGGCAGTACAAAATGGATTTAGATCATTTAAAAGATTTGGTAAAAAGGCTATGGGGGATAATGGAGAATTTACCACAGAAGCAAAATCATCAATTTCAAGGGAATCAAATAAAACCAAAGAATTGTATCCAGTAGAATATCTAAACATTAAATAAAACAATATGAAATTCAACTCACTAGATGAACTTCAGCAATATATGGCTGAACACGAAATAACCAAGACGACAGTAGTTCAAACAGAAGACGGATTTGAGGCAGATGTAGAATAAAAAACTAATCAAAAAACTATGAAGAACAATAAGATAGCGATTTTTACGACATTTTATGACTTCGATTGTGCCTACTCACTTTGCGTGTGCGTAGAAGACCAGTTAAGAATGTTCCTTGACAATGGGTATAAGATTAAGATTTTAGTCGATGAGGCGTTTAAGATACCCGACAGAAAGTATTGGAAACATCCTAACCTAGCTTATGGATACTTGCCAGCTTGTTCAAGAAGCAATGAAGGACAATTACCTGATGACTGGAAAGAACAAGTAGATAAAATGTATCTAGCGTTAAAAGACGAACTAAGGGATTATAAGGTTGTAATTCCTCACGATGTAATGCTCCAACCAGCACACCTTATTTTTAATGTAGCTTCGCGAAGATTAGCCGAAGAAACTGATTTAAAATGGCTTCACTGGTCTCACAGTCCTACTCAACCAGCTCTGCAATGTAATATACCAGAAGTATCACAGATTATCGCTAGGAAGTTTCCTAACTCATTTCTCTGTTATCCTAATGATTGGGATAGAAAGAGAGTGGCAATGAACTACTGTGCTGAAATAGATGAAGTGAAATGTGTTCATCATCCATCAGACTTCTGCTCATTATTATTTGGAGATGAGATTGACTTGGATGGATATGAATTAAATGAAGAAAACAAGGCTAAGCTAGACAAGCAAGTAAATTATGCTAACAGATTATCCAAAGAACTGATTGATGAATACGATATTCTAAGTGCTGATGTTATTTCAGTTTATCCTTGCCGTTTAGACCGAGGAAAACAGCCAGAGTTCAACATTAAGACAATGGCTCAAATTAAAAGCACTGGAAGAAGCGTCAGGATGATTATATTTGACTTTCATTCAACAGGAGGAGACAAGGTATTCTATCGTGAAGAACTTAAACGGATTGGTAAAGAATGGGGACTTACTGATAGAGAACTTATATTTATAAGCGAATGGAGACCAGAAACTAATTACAATGTTCCTCGACAGATGATAATGAACCTCAAGAAAATTGCCGACTTTCATATGCACTCATCTAACACGGAAACATATTCGCTAGTAGTTCAAGAATCAATGATAGCTAGAAACTTTTGTGTTCTAAACTTTCAAATGCCAGTGATGCAGGACATTTATGGAAATAAGAACTGTTTGTATGAGCCTTTTGGTTCTTCGGTAGACATAATGACTGGTGAGAACGGAAATACAACCCTGACAATACACGATGAAAAAACCCATTTCCTCAATCTGGCTATGAAAGTAATATATTTTATAGAAACAAATCCAGTCATCAATCAATGGAGATTCATCAGACAGAAGAGAAGCATTAACTACATATTTAAGAATGAGCTTGAGCCATTGCTTTACAGCGAAAGACTAGGCAAAGCTACATTCGGAACACCAGCAAGATGAAATTCAGTATTATTATGACAACTTGGGACAGGGCTAACATATTGAAGTCAACCATCAATACAATTCTTAACCAGACATATGGAGATTGGGAATTGCTGATAATGGATGATGGTTCAACTGATAACACTCAAGAAGTTTTACAAGATTTGGCTAAGTTTGATTCAAGGATAAGACTGTTTAAACACGAAACACCCCAAGAAAGAGTTATAAGCCGAAAGGAATTGATGAAAGAAGCAACAGGGGACTGGATATATTGGGTAGATTCAGACGATGAGATTATCTATGGAACGCTTGAAATATTGAAGCACAACATAGAACTATACCCAGATTACAAAGTATTCAATTTCGGACAGATTATTTTTAGCCTTACAGGAACAACAATTAAGATAGCTAATGAACTACCAGAATTTGAAGGAGAAGGACATTATCATTTTGATTCAGGAATGGTTGGTTGCGGAGGATTCTGTTTTAAACGAGAGTGTTTAGATAACATAGAACCAATGCCAGATGTAAAAGATATTTATAATTTCTCTAATTGGTTCGGAGAAAGAGTAGAAGAATGGTTTGAAAAGAATGACCCAGGAAAACCTCACCAAAAATATAACCAAGACGATAAGTGGTGTGGTAATCCTTGGGGAGATGACTTCGTGTTTATGTGGTTGTTAACTCGAAAGTATAAGTCTAAAAAACTACCAATTAATCCTTACATTGCTTACATAAGGACAGAACCCTGGGCGTATGAACGAGCAGTAGTAAGTGGAACAATGAGATGTTAGAGATAAATACTATTAAAAATTGTCCAAGAGATTTAGATATAATAGGAAAGTCAATCTATTACATATTAACTAACCAATGGCAAATAGATGAAATGGATATGTTCAATAAGCAACCATTAAAAAAATGGAATTATGAAACTGTTAAAAAAATTACTCCTAAAATTACTAAGCAATGATATCTATCAACCAGAACAGATAGAAATCAAGAAGATGCAAGACTGGTTGTTTAAATGCTACCAAGATGAAGGATTCAAGCACTACTATACAATGCGTAAGAAGTATCTAGTTAATCTGCAATTATGTAAATTATCTGATGAAGAAAGGTCAAAGGCACAAGGAAGACTTGAAGAATTAAGAGGATTATCAACCAACATAAATAGCGAGTTTAAAAGAAGAAAAGAAAAAAAGTAATTTAACAATTTATAAAAATCTATGAAACATAAAGGGCGGAAGCTTCCCCTTGATGGTTTTTTCATAGATTCCTTCAAGGGAAGACCTCTGCACTTTAAGCAGAGGTTTTTTAATTTCCTTAATGACCGAGGCTCGAAATCGGTTTAAAACAAACGAGTTAAAATTATGGAAGTAGTAGAAAAGATTGACTTTAATGGCAATTCTGTTGCCGACACAACTGGTCAAGTGAAAAAAACAGAAGAGGTAAAGGTTGAAGAAACGGTTAAAACCGAAGAAACAACCGAACCTAAGACGGAAGTCGAAGGTGAATTGCCTCAATGGGCTAAGGATAAGATGTCAAAGCTGGAGGAAGAAAAAGAAAACTACAAGAAAGGGATGCTGAAAGCAAAAGGCAAAACCCTTGAAACCAAAGAAGAGGATGAAGAGGAGGAATACCCAGAATGGGATGAAAACTCTAAAAAATTTCAAACTCAAACTCTTTCAGAGGCTAAAAAAGTAGCAGAGTTAGGAGCGAAGCAAATTATTGAAAAAAATAATGAGCAAGAAGCTATATCTCAATTTCTAACTTCACATCCAGATATAGAAGACAAGTGGGATACTGTAATTTCAAATTACACGCCTAAAAATGGAAAAGATAGTATCAAATCCATTATCAAGGACTTGGAACGAGCTTATGTAATAACCAGATACGAATCTGGAGAGCTAGACAAAATTCAAGAAGAGGCAACCAAGAAGGGAATCGCTCAAGCGAAAGCTGAGGAACTTTCAACTGTCTCTAAAACAACATCTAAAGTAGCCAGTCAGGGGACGCCCGCTTTATCTCAAGGAGCTATTGATTTAGCCCAAAAGATGAGGGTAGACCCGAAGAAGTTAGCAGAAGAGGATGATTCCTTAACTGCTGAAATTAAATTTTAATTCTTAAAACAATGATTAAACCTTTTAGAGGAAAATTCCACACAGAATGGTATCCAAAGGTTGTCTCAACTGCTTTCGCTTTAAACGATTTAGTTTATCTTGATGGTGATGGCTATCTGACACCAGCTGTTGACGGGTCAAACATCGTTGCACTTGGTCTTATTCAAAAGACTGTAGCAGCAACCGATAGTGATTATGCTTCCGCAACTATGGTGCCAGTATTGGTAGGAGACAAGGATGCTGAATTTTTGTGTGATGTTTCCACAGGAACAGCTGCTATTACTGACCAAGGAGAATGGATTGATATTGATGATGCCAATTCGGTAGATGTAAGTGCTTCTACTTATGACATTTTCTTTGTCACTAAATTCATATCTACAACTCAGGTAGTAGCGAAGCTCGGAGTGAAATCTGGAGCAGCCGCTTAATTATTAACTTTATAGACAATGATTTTAACTACTCAATTTCCTGACGTAGTAAAGAACGCCAAGGTAAAATAAATGTGCCTTGGATAAATTCTCTCTGATATACGGCGAAAACCCAGAGATGGACAACGCCTAGGAAGCGAAAGCACCTACAACGACTAAGCGAGAGAAAGTGAAGATTCTTAAAAAAAGTTCATTGACAACCTAATAGTGTAATGGTAATATAGTTATATGAGTATGTTAGGAAAGAAACATAGCGATATAACTAAACAAAAGATTCGAGCGAAACTTAAAGGAAAACGCTGGAAACCTATTCGATTATGTCCTATTTGCGGAAAAGATGGAGTAAGAGCAGGAAGAAAATATTGCTCTGAAAAGTGTTATGGAATTTCAGAAAGAGGTAAAATTTCCCCAATGAAAGGAAAAAAATTTGGAATAGAATTCGGTATTAAAATAAGTAATTCTAAAAAAGGGAAACATCCCCATAATTACGGAAAACCAAACTATAAAGGGAGAGGAGAAAACTGTCATTTATGGAGAGGAGGAATTACTAATATAAACGCTAAGATTAGAACTAGTTTGGAATATAAAGAATGGTCAAGGAGTATTCTTGCTAGAGATAATTATACTTGTCAGAATTGCGGTCAAAGAGGTGGAAAAATAGAAGCTCATCACAAAAAATCTTTTGCTAAATATCCTCATTTGAGATTTGAAATTTCAAATGGTATTACACTTTGCCTTCTCTGCCACAAACAAACAGATACATATCTAAAGAATCTTCATTAAGCAATAGTCTGAACAATGACTATAATCTAATAGTGAAATCATTGAGAGTTATCCGAAGTGGTAACTCCCCTTTTTTATAAAGGAGTAACAATATGACAGTGGAGAGAAGGATTCAATTCCATTCCACAAGCTGCAAGGCAAATGTATGATGTGCGAAACGTCACTGAAAAAACATCTGAGCATTCCATAATCGATGGTTATGGATTTGCCAAGAGAAAACAAGAAGGTGAAAGTTATACATATGGTTCTATAAAGCAGGGTTATACATTGAATTTATCACAAACAAGAATTGGTCTTATGGATGCAATTACTTGGGAAATGAGAAAATTTGATAAGTATAGAGAAATCGACAAGAAGATGCGAAAACTCGGAGAAGCCACTGCTAAAAGAATCGAGTTAGACCTCACCCACCAATTTACATTCGGAATGAGTGCAGCCTCATATACGAATATGGATGGTGAAACTGTCGCTACAACCTCAGCTGATGGACAGAATATCTTTGATACCGACCATACAGCAACAGGAACTAGCGATTCGTATTCAAACCTTATTACTACCGCTTTTGGTAGGACTGGTTTGGAAGCTGCTGAAAACCTGTTTAACACGTTTGTTGATAATAATGATAATGCTGTGCTGGTTGAACCAGACACGATTATCACTGGAAGAAACGTGACTGTTCAAAACGCTGTTAAGGAATTTTTGAAATCAACTCTTATTCCTGACGGTGCTGAGAACGCAGTCAATGTTTATGCTGGAAAGTATAAACCTCTCGTTCTTCCTTATTTGTCAACTACCGCTGCTGGAAAACCAGTAACGACTTATGACAACTACTGGATGCTTGCAGACTTGAAGCATACTGACGCTCTCTGTGAAATTTCCGAAGCACCAACCTTTAAAGCTCCTTCAATCGGAGGGAACGGAGAAGATTTTGAAACGGACGACTGGAAGTTTAAATCAAGTGCTTGTTATGACTTTGGAGTGCTTGACTTTAAATGGATTGTTGGTTCGAATGGGAGTGCATAGGATTGACCTATACACCCAACATATGATATTATGGATATATAATTATTATTCATAAAAATCATATGCAGAAAAAATGTCTATACTGTGGCAATCTTTACACAAAGAAATCCACATGTTCGTTAAAAGATTGGAGTAATCAAAAGTATTGTTCAGTAGTTTGTTGCGATAAATCAAAAGTTGGAAGACCCAACCCTTCAAAAACAAAATTTGTGAAAGGTCAATTATCTTGGAGAAAGGGTTTAAAGATGAATGATGAACAGATTGAAAGACAGAAATTGGCTATGCGTAAATTCTGGGATTCTAGTGAGGGAATGATTGCAAGGGAAAAAATAAGACAACATCAAATTGGCAGACCAACTGGAAGAACTGGCGATAAATGCAATTTCTGGAAAGGTGGAAAAACCGAAGAATATCGCAAACTTAAAAATTCCATAGAATGGAAGAATTGGAGAAGAGCAGTTTTCGAAAGAGATGACTATACATGCCAAGATTGTGGAATAAGAAATGAAAAAGGATTAGGACGGACAATACAAATGCACCCACATCATCTTAAACTTCAATCTAAATTTCCAAAATTACGATTTGTAATTTCAAATGGAATAACTTTATGTAATGACTGCCACGGTATAAGACATTCTAAACCAATTAACTAGCGGAGCAGGATTGACGTGGGATGATTACCCATAGGAAATTAAAAATATATACCTGCTCCACTTAATCACTATGGCTAAATTAACAGGAATAACTGGACTTCAGTTCAAGGGAATGAACGTCAAAGATGACGGAGGAGTTTCCATAGCCATCATAGACAAAGATTCAGATGGATATATCTTGCGTGCTACTGGCACAACTGTTCCAACCAATGGAACAGCAGGATATTCCAAAGGATGCTTCTTCATCGATACTGATGTAGCAGCATCATACCAAGGCACTTGGATAAATATAGGGTCGGCAAGTGCCTGTGATTTCGCTTTATTAGCAATAGCATAAAATTATGGCAAAACGTGGTAAACGATTAACCAAGATTACTGGTGTGTATTATAAAGGACTTTCCTACACTGACGGAGGGGGAGTTTCTATCAGAATTTTTGATAGAGATGCTAATGATTATATCCTTCGTTGTAGTGGAACGACTGTTCCTGTCAATGGGACATCTGGCTATGCTAAAGGAGCGTTATTCACTGATACAGACGTAGCAGCAACTTATGCAGGAATTTGGGTAAACGTAGGAACAACGACTGCTTGTAATTTTGCTTTAGTTGGTGCAGGTTCTACCTCATCATCTTCAATTAGCACAAGCTCTAGTTCTTCAAGTTCTTCGAGTTCGAGTTCGGTTTCATCCAGCTCATCTTCCAGTTCATCGAGTTCTAGTTCAAGTAGTTCAGTTTCGGTTTCTACAAGTAGCAGTTCAAGCTCTTCGAGTTCGGTTTCAACTTCAAGTAGCTCAAGTTCTTCAAGTTCGGTATCTACTTCTAGTTC